CATGCCACTGTGCAACCGTAGAACGAGCCATCTTCATCACCGACTTACCAGGTTCCGGAACATCATTACTTGTTTCGGGCTTGTCCTCGCCGCCACTGTCTTGCATTTCTGCAAGGCGGATGGCAGATAGGAGAGGGTGAAGACGTTCGGCCAGCCATGGGAAGCTTAAGTTTTGCTCAAGCTCACCCCAACGGTTAACCGAAAGAGACTCATCTACAGCACGGTTTCTGAAGAAGCTAGTAATTAGCCTTCTTCGCTCGAGATCCCACAAATGGCTCAATAACAAGCCATGTGCTCCACTCTTGAAGGTTTTTCCTTCATCCGTCACGTGCACAACCTCCCATCCTTCGATGAGAGATAACATCCTTTTCTGGAACGCCTTGTTCCAGTAAGGTTTGCTTGCACGCGTAGGAGTAGCTTCATCCCAATTAGAGATGAAGCCACCATCCCCGAGCCCCTCATCTATCCGAAGTTTGAATTCATTCGGTATAGAGGAGACAAGGAAATCGAATACGGCCCGTAACCTAACGTCGCAAGAGCAATAGTTGTTCCTGCGATGAGCCAGGCGACGGACGGCATTCGCCAACTTAAAAACAGCCGGAATGGTTGAGAGCTTACCCTTAAGGTAAATGGGCGTTACCTCGACACCTGAGTAATAGTGCTTACCACAGGATTCACGAAACGGAGACACGTAGTGTGTCTTCCGAGTATTGATCGTGAACCCATAGAAGAGGCACATCTCAGAGAATAAATCTACACACACCGTCGGGATGACTACATCGTCACCGTAGACGTTCACAAACAAACCGCTCTCTGTTCCGAGCGGGGTCTGTAAGTATTCTGCGCAACATATTCCTATGGCGTAGAATATCAGCGACTCGACCTCGAAGGTAAACCCGTTCCCCATGCTGGAGAACTTGTTCCAACGAGACCAAGCACCGTGTAGATACCCGTGATGAGACCGGCACGCATTCATGAGCCAGGCCCATCGAGGAGGAAATAATTCCTCGACGACCCACTCAGCAATGCTATCACTAGCAGATGAGAAATCAAGAGTCGCAACTTTCCCGGTTTTCGAGCCGAGAAGCGCTAACTCCTGGTTCTTACTCTGCTTAGTAAGGTCGATCCCAAAGCGCAAGAGACGCCGCCGCATATTAATGCCAATCGCTTTCTGGAACCAAATATTGAAACCAGGTTCCTGAGCGATGACACGGTCTGCAGTAGCATCTTTGGCGACAGTGATGACCTTGTTCCCTCGTTCTCCCGAGAAATGACTTCCCCGAGATACGAAGTGGTTAAACCATAGTGGGTATGAATCCACTAGAGCTTCCACAGGAAACAAAGCAAATAACCTACGTGTCATTCCAATTTCGTATTGGAACTTGTTGGTCGAACTGGCGTACCTCCGCGGTATGAATGTGGAAGAGCCAGGGCCCCAATTCGCCATGCTTAACAGATCTTGATAACTAAACTCACCTAAAACAGTGGAAATTTTCCGTATAATTGCGTTATGCAACCACACGGTATGACCCACGAACAAGGGGTCATACTCCAGATGTTTGAAAAATGAGTTAGTAACTCTACAGGATCGTTCGAATTTCTCGAATTTATCCAGCGCTCGCTGCTCCAGATCAAAGCCTGTTTCTAAGAAATCGGCTTTAGAAAGGAGAGTGGTCGCCGCGTAGGCATCTCTTAAACTCTCTAATGTATTAAACCAGAGAGGGTCGAACCTAAGCCCAGCGAGTTGCGCATGCTCACCATACTGGTAGAGCATACACACCGTTTGAGCTCGGGGACAACGAAGAGATTCAAGTATCCGATAGATGGCCTCGGTTGTTACTTCCGAGGGGACACGGAAACGTCGGAGGTTCTTCAAGAACTTCTTATCACGCTTTGCATGAGACATGATACTGAGTTAGTTCCGAACGAGTCGTTAGTAAACCGACTCGAAGTTTGTCACCGCAGCAATCAGAGGACTGTCCGTCGCATTAGACGGAGCATCGTCAGACGCTGTGATGGTAGCTATCATGGTCGAGAGTACCATTGAGAGAAAAGCAACTCTCTCAGCGGAAGTCCCCCGATCACTAAACAGGAACTCGCCGATGTATTGGTCGCTGTATCCCACCGGCGCAACCGGAACAATTCCGGAAGCCGTTGAGGCAGAGACCGTTTCCAAGTGCGGCACACCCAGTTTCTGGGTTATACGGTAGACGCGGCTCGTCTTGGTAGGCGGGCGCACACCGAACGTATACCAGGGGAAGCCAAGAGCAATACCACCGCTCCTGTCGACGTAACGTGAAACCCCCGGGGCAATAACCCCTTCGGGACTAAACGTTTTGTCTACCCCAACTGTAGCACTTGTGGTTTTATGCACAGCACTAAGCAGGGTCGACACAGCCATGGGAATTCTATTCGCCATGTTATGTACTCCTAGATTTCAATCTTGGATGTCGACGTAAATCTGGACTCACAACTACTTGAAGGCCGCGCGCAAAAGGGCCAACCCATTTAAAGCGTGTTCAACGGAGAACGGGTTCTTGAACGAGGGCATCTCTGCAACCGGAAAGCTCCACAGCTTAATCCGGTTAATCAGAAGATACTCCCGCCAATATCTCGCCTTCTTTGTCCACACTATGGGTAGTCCCGGATACGCAGGAAAAGGCCCAGAGTACTCGTGATACGCCGAGGTGTACTGCATTGTGGCTTTAGTCACATACCCATCAAGGAAAACCAAACCATCGTACGCACTAAGCGTCTCGAGATAAGGGCCTATTGGGATGAACCAATCAACCACAAAGCTGTACGGAAGCACCTCCCATGCCAGATTAATGGGATTTGTAAAACCGGTTTGGGCTAAGAACGCCTTAAGCTGAGAGTCGACTCGGTAACGAAAGCCGATCTTGCACCGACTGTATGTTGTAGTTTCCAACATTCCAGTTTTCTGGTACCAAGACGACGACGTGCCGAGTTCCATCTTTTGCTTTTGGACAGTCTTACCTGAACCTTTTGCAGTTCTCACAACATCTTCACCAGGGTCGGACATTAGTTCGGCCAAGGCGACGATGGCACCGTTTATATCAGAGAGCAATGGTTTCCAGCCGTATTGAAGCGCCAGCCAATTTTCAGCTACGCTTTTTGAGGCTGAGACTACTCGCCCTAAGTCCACGTCAACACGAGTTAACATATCGACGCGGAAGTCCATGGGTAAAACAGAGCTTCTCGATGATTTTCGAGCGCCCTCCCCACTGACTCGGTACCCAAGACCTCGAGACTTTGCAGTAGGAGTCGTCAAACACTCCCAGGCGTCCTTGAATCTCCCACGTTTGGTATTCCGAATGGCTGCTACTATACGATGGATAGAATCACCCATCATGTTCGTAAGTTGACCAATCTGAGCCAAATCCTGGGCCAAGTTCCCGTCTATGCCTAATTCGGCACTGCTAATACAACGTCTCAAAGCAAGGTTATAAGCCGACACATCATGCGTCGGTCCTGCCGGTGTAGGGATATACCAGCTACTCGGATAATGAGTCTGAGACTGGTAGTTCCATGGTTGGTACCAACACATTCGGTAATCCATACCCATGGGATCTTCGACTTGAATACGCGTTAGGCTATACGGATTAACCGGTAACCTACCCTTCTTCAGAAACCGAAAACCGGG